ATAATATTATGAGTTTAGAAGCGGGTAACCTTTGTAACAAAAAAGGTTATAAACAAATAAAAGTAGATGGCAAATGTTATTTGGTGCATCACATAATTTATTTAATGCACTACGGTAATAAACCTACAATGTTAGACCATATAGATGGTAACCCAACTAATAATAAAATTGAAAATTTGAGAGAATGTAATAATGCTCAAAATCAATGGAATAGAATAAGCGCTTCAAAACATAGAAGTGTATTTTATATGAAAGGACGAAATAAACCGTGGTACGCTGTATTAACTTCAAATGGAACAAGATATAGTAAATATTTTAGTGACATGGAATCCGCTTTAATTTATGTGAAAGATTTGAGAGAGAAATATCATGGAGAATTCGGCCGCAACTAATGGTGGATATGCAACCTTTGCCTTATTCCACACTTTACATTTGCACTTTAATAGTAAATCTTATGATTACCACCGATACCATGGGAAATGTAATATTGGCAAAGATGCCTTTTTAAATCGGAGAGATAAGTATGTATTCTATGCTATCTCTAGGAAGTATGGACTCCAAGAGGCCAAAGAATTCTTTATTGCTAATCTATTCGAGAAGCCTAAATGTTGGATTGGTGACTTAAACACCAACGAGGCAGATGAAGCCTATAAAAACTGGCAAAAAAGAATACAGAGCTTGACATATGTGTTTAGTAATGATATAATACACCTATTCGATAAAGTTGAAAATCTGAATGACTTAGTAGTGGTGAAAGATGGGCAGGATCCTATATTATTGAAAGAACTATATTATGGGAACATATCACCGGAGTCTTTTATTATCTTAAATCATTTCTTAAAGTTCATTGATGGATGGCAAGGAAAGATAAATGATGATATTATATTTCCAGGTGTTATGTTTAAGTGCTTGAGGTACGAACCGTTTATATCTTATGATGTAAATAAGTTCAAACAAATGCTTGTAGATAAAATCAAAGAGCATAAATAAAGAAGTAGAAAGTAATACCTGTAGAGAGGATGTAGAATGAATAACACATATACGATTTATAAAGTCACAAATGCCTTAACTGGCAAAGTCTATATTGGATTTACATCCAACTACCAAAATCGTATTGCTAGACACAAATACAATTCCAAATACAGAAACCAGCATTTATATAATTCAATTAGAAAATATGGATTAATTAACTTTATTTTTGAAGAAATTTATCAATCTTGGGATTACATTCATTGTAAGAATATAATGGAACCTTTTTTCATAAAAGAATATAATTCGCTAGTATTCGGATATAATTTGACTAAAGGTGGTGAAGGTTGTTTAGGATACACCCATACATATAAAACTAAATTAAAACTTAGTACAATTGATAAGATGGGAAATAAAAATCCATTCTTTGATAAAAAACATAAAACTGTAACTATTGAACATAATAGACAGAAGAATATAGAAATATTGACTAACATGAAAGGTAAATCAATTAGTCAATATTCTATTAGTGGTAACCTAATACAAATACACAAAAGTATTAGGTCAGCAGCAAGATGTATCAATAAAACACATCCATCAATTTTGAAGTGTTGCAAAGGTTTATTAAATCATGCTCATGGATATGTTTGGAAATACAATTAATAAGTAGACTCCGTAGATAAAAGGAAAATAAAATGACAAGTTTTGCAAGTCTTAAAAGAAGTTCAGGTAATATAGAGAAATTATCCAAAGCTTTGGAACAAATGAATTCTCCATCCGGTAATAATGATTCCAACGAAGAGAATTTTTGGAAATGTGAGACGGATAAAGCAGGCAATGGTTATGCCGTTATTCGCTTCTTACCGGCACCAGCAATAGATGGTGATGATGGCATTCCATGGGCTAAAATATATACACATGGATTTCAGGCGGCCGGCGGATGGTACATCGAGAATTCTCTAACCACACTCAATAGTAAAGATCCAGTTTCGGAGTATAACTCTGACTTATGGAACTCTGGTATTGAAGCGAACAAAGAGATTGCTCGTAAACAAAAGCGCAGACTTACATATATCTCAAATATCTTAATCATTGAGGATTCTAAACATCCAGAAAACAATGGTCAAATCAAGTTGTTTAAGTATGGTAAGAAAATCTTTGATAAGATTACAGAAGCAATGAATCCGGCTTTTGCTGATGAGAAGCCAATTAACCCGTTTGACTTATGGGCTGGCGCTAACTTCAAATTAAAAATTCGTAAAGTTGAGGGTTACCAAAACTACGACAAATCAGAATTTGAAGGTGCTTCTGAATTATATGATGGTGATGATGCTAAACTTGAGAAGTTATGGCAATCTGAGTATTCTCTCAAAGAATTCTTGGATGCAAAACATTTCAAGTCATATGATGAATTAAAAACACGATTAGATAAAGTTCTTGGTTCTGTAACTGCACCACAATCAACTGCACCACAATCATATGCTGCACCAGTCTTGATTGGTGGTTCTAAACCAACAACGATTGAAAGTGTTAAAGTAACCCCACCCGCAGAAAGTGCTTCAGCAGTTGACCTACCATGGACAACCGATGATGATGACAGTTCAATTATGGACCACTTTGCTGCTTTAGCTAATGATGAATAGGAGTAATTATGGATATTAATTTAGAATTGAGTTTGGAAGAAGTAAACGGTCTTATTTCGGTATTGTCTTTGTTACAGTTTGGACAAGTAGCTGATTTGGTTATCAAAATTCGTAATCAAGCAATTACACAAGTTCAAGCACAAACACCAGTGCCGACTGATGATTCTGTTGGTCAAACTCCAGTATAAGCTTAAGTTCTTAAGCGCAAAAGAAACCCACCTTTCGGTGGGTTTTTCATTTATACTGGTCTAACATTCTGATATTGCACTCTTGTTAGTACAGGTTCATCATTTCTTACTGGTGTTGGCCCCTGTGGTGTGGATGACCCACCACTTTTACCACCAACATTATTGACTGTTGGAGAATTGACAATAATTGGAGCATTTGTACTTGATGAAGATGGACCGACTAGATTTTTGTTTTCTACTGTTGCAGCAGTTGCTCTGGCAGCTAACAGATTAGGAGATTGAACTGGATGTAAAGTAGGGACCGAAGCAGGTGTTGTGGCCGCAGCAGGAGTAACAGCAGGTTGTGATGCCATATTTGTAGTATGGTTCACATTACTAGCTGATGATTTATTGGCATTAGTTATAGCGGATTGATATGAAGGTGTTGCGGCCGCAGTCACTTGAGGATTGGCCATTTTTTGTAAATTAGAGATGTTTGTTGCTGAAGATGTATTATTGGTAGTATCTGATGTAGTATTAGTAGTTGATGGTTTATTTATTCCTGATATTGCTGTTTGATAATCAGGTGTTGCGGCACCATCGGATATCTGAGGATTAGCCATTTTTTGCAATCCTGCTCCTCCAGTTAAATCTGGACCAGCATCATCAGTCATAGCTTTGTAACCCAAATAACCAACACCGCCAACAGCAGCTGCCCCTAATAACCAAGGTGCGGCCGCGGCTAACATACTACCGCCAGCAGCTAATGCACCAATACCTTCAGCCCCTGCGGCCAATCCCTCAGCACCTTCGGCTGCACCAGCTAAGCCAGCGGCACCCGCTGATGCTCCACCTGGGAAGCCAATTCCACTAACTTTTGGAGTTTTAGGTTTCCTTAAATCTTTAAGTTTCTCAAACATACTTTTTTTAGTTGTATTTTCAGTCTTCTCTGATTTAGCTGTTTCTTTTGTAACCTCTAAAGATTTTTCTATTTTTTGTTCTTTAGAATCTTCTAATTCTTTTGAAATTTCTTTTTCTTTAGTTTCTTTTTCTTTGGTTTTTTCGAGTGAGTTATAAATCTTTTCTAAGAATGTAGCAGGTGAATTCTTACCTTTACCTTGCATCAATAAAGATTTGATATCTTTAGACATTGTAGAGATGTCTTTAGCCATTTTAGCAATGTGTCGAGCTACAACTTTAGGGAATGCAGCTACTTTACCGCCAGCTCTACTTGATGTAGGTTTAGCTTTGGCTACCTTAGTTGCTGTCTGACCAGGTACCTGACCTGGTTCACCTGGTGCGTTATCCTCGTCTTCCATACCGGCCGGTGCATGAACACCTGTATGGTAAGTAATATCTTCTCTGGCACGTCCAGTTTTCATTCCATAAGCGGCCGCGGCCATCTTACCAATACCTGGCAATTTATTCAAGTAGAACATTGGGTCTTTTAATTTCTTGAGGCTTGTCATATTGGCACTAAACAAATCTTTAGCACCACCTTTGATTGACCCTTTGACGCCTTGGCCTTGTAACATTCTTTCTGTTACTAACTGAGAGAATCCTTTTTGCTTATCGACATCTGCTTGCTCATATCCTGAACCAGTTCTTAACCTTCTGCGGACTGGTTTACCTGTTGGTCCAATGGTGTAATAATATCCATGAGGATCAGGAGATTTCTCTCGGTGATGATATGGATCGTATTCAGGTTCCATTTTAGGTTTAGCACCTGGACTTCCCTTTTTCTTATCATCTTTTGCTTTTTTGTTTTCTTTCTCAGCTTTAAGATTCTGTAGGTTTAAGTCTTTAGCTAAAAGGTCAGCAACTCCATCGCCAGCTTTGGGTTTGGTTTGTTTGCTGACACCTATGCTGCTTTTGTTGACACCCTTATTGTTTTTGTTATCTGCCATTACC